AAATTAATAATTTCTTTTGAAACCACCAAATCTTTTCGGTATTTTTATTAATATTTTAATAGCTTTTAATATATTGATATGTAAATTAAGGTTATATTAATATAAAAAATGCAATATAAATATATAGTATTCATTTTTTCGCTACCTTTGCATACATAACCAAATCAGACGAGTTATGACACAGATTTATGACGCATCACCAAAGGAGTTGGCGGCAATGGCTCAACGCTATCTCCGTGATGGAATACTAAGCAGAGCCACATATTGCTACGAGCGGCTGATGTACCTCGGTTGCTTGCGCAGAACGGGTTATCTTCGTCTTGCCTTAGTATATACAAAGCAAGGAAAAGATAACGCCGCAGAGCGTATTTTAAATAGGTATCGTGCAATTTATAGATATTAGTATGAAGCAGATAAGAAAAATATGTATATTTGGTGAAATCCTCTTTTGTATAGCAGTTAACGCTCAACAGAAGATAACAAGCTTATCGCCTATACCAGATGCAACTAAACAGACTATCAAACAATATATCTCTACTCATTCTATTGAAGAAATGAATAAAGATACGGTTGTGTTGTCTAACATATATAGCCTTATAGGATATAGTTATGTAGATAAATATCTCGGTGAGCTAACAGGTAGCTTTATTATTGTTGGGCAAGATTACCAATATGAAGATTTAAAACTACAATGTAACGGAAAGCTTCTTTATTTACTTACCGAAAATGGATATGAGCAAACACCCTTTAATGAAAAAATTATCAAAGAGAAGATAAGAGCTGATTTCACCCTCAATGATGATAATTCGTACTTCTATAGAAATGACACCTTTGTAATAAGGGCTATAAGTATTAATGAAAGGACGCATATCTATTTACATTGTATCAGCTATCCTCAAAAATATATACTCGATTTTGATTCGGATAAAAAGGAAGCCCCCAAGATAGACAGAAATGAGCTAATAAACATAGAATAGATGAAATGAAAGATATAGAGCAGATAAATACTCATCCATTAAAGGAAATCTTTGAGGGTGAAGCATCAGGGTTCACGCCTTGGCTTACAAAGAATATCGGTGTACTATCAGAGAAGTTGGAAATCAATATCTCAGAAGCAGAGCGTGAGCATAAACTGGAGACGATGAAAGTTGATATTGTAGCCAAAGCTGGCGATGATGGAGAGAAAAGCATCATCATAGAGAATCAGTTTGGCGATAGCGATTCCGACCATTTGGGCAAGGTAATAACTTATGCTGCGCACTATAACGCTGATTACGCCGTATGGATAGTTGAGAAAGCAAGAGCAGAGCATATCAGTGCCATTCAGATGCTGAATGATTCAACCATTCAATGCAACTTCTATCTGATTGAAGCAACTGCCGTGAGTGTCGGCAACTCAAAAGTAGGCATACTGTTTGATATTGTATGCGCACCACCATACGAGAAGGGCGAAGCTTCGCCGAAATCAGACACAGAACAGCGATTAATGAAGTTTTGGACGGCATTCAATGAATACGCAAGCAAGAACGGAGCAGACTTCCAAAAGATGCCACAAAGTTATCATTGGATGAATATCTCAACGGGAACATCAAAAGCTCATTATGACCTTTTTGTACGCAAAGGTTCTGCTTCTGTCCGCTTGTTGCTTGATGGCTCAGATAAGGCTGAGAATAAAAAGCATTATAAGCTGATAGAAAAAGATAAGGAAGCTATCAATGAGACATTCGGGAAACCTGCACTACAATGGAACTTGGCAGAAGATAATAAAACAAGTGTGATAATGGCTACAAACTATGAATATGGTGGATATGAGCAAGATAAGTGGGAGCCTATATTCGCTTGGATATTAGAGACATATAATAAACTTCAAGGTATATTTAAGCCATATATCGAAAAAATAAAGAAAATGTAATGACAGAAGAAGAAAAGAAGAAGGCTTTAGAGAACTTCAATGCTCTCATAGAAGAAGCAAGGAAGAATAACGTCAATATGACGATGGACGAGATTAATGAAGAGATTCGGCTCGCAAGGGCTGAACGAAAGCAAAGAGAAAAAGAAAAGGCAGAGCGCAAATAGTGCCCTGCCTTTCTTATAGTAGCTGTATCTCCTATAATTATTTACACCTTGTTGTATTGCGTATCTCCTACTCACGCATAACGTTAAACCCCTACCCCGATTACTTCGCTGTAGATACCATCTGGGAGTACGCCACCAAATGCTTTCACAGCGTTACCGATGCCCTCGGCAATCATCGTACCCTCATTGCTATCATCAATACCCTCAGATACCAAGAACTTCATAGTTTTTTCCTGTACCGCCATAAGCTCTTTGAGCAAACCGACACACCGCTGAGTAGCATCATTATCAACTGTTACCTCTATCATATTCTGATTATCCATTTTTGATTTCTCCTATTCAATTAAAAGTTAGACTGATTGTTTTTAGATTCAAGCGCAGCTCTCTTCTCGCCGTTGATTTCAGCGATGGCATCCTTCACATTAAAGTCGTTGTTATAGAGAGCAAGAATAAAACGCTTGCCACGTTGATTCCATACAAGATTTACTTTTGTGCCCGTAGAACCATCACCCTTGATATAATTGTAGGTTCGGGTGCTTGCGAGCTGCCATTCACGGCACTTGCCCTTCAAATGCCAAGAACCTGATTGAAAGTATTGAATGCCTGCATTGGAAAGCTGCTGATTGAGTGCTCTTGCGCTGATACCGAGGTCATCAGCAACTTGTGTGGTGGTAAGGCAGTCCGTTGATGCAAGTGTATCATCGTAGTACTTTACCTTTGGTGCGGCAACAGTCAATTCCTTCTGCTGAATACCGATGGTCTGTGCCTGCTGCTCGGTCTGAGCTTCAAGCTCACGAACTCTTTGCTCATTCCGCTTCAATGTCTCATCCGCAATCTTCAAGGCTCGTGCCATGATAGCTTCGGGAGTATCATTGACCGAAGAAGCAATGTAGCCGCCCTTGGTGCGGATTTCGTGAAGGATAGCTTTTACTCCTTTCTTAAACTGCTTGGCTTCCTTCTTGCGAGATAACATAAGTATCTCATAAAGACCATTCTCTGTAAGAAAAAGAGTTTCACCTTGACGACTGCCTAAGTTAAACTTAGTCACTTCGTCCTCATCAACCTTCTTAACCATATTAGAGACATTTGTGTTATGTAGCCAATCTGCTACATCACTTGCCCGAAATAATGGGTTATCAAAAGTTCCCCATACATCTATTTCCTTACCTAGGAAAGTAGATTTGTGCAAAATTTTAATTCCGTCCATTGAACTGATATTTTTGAACGTTAAACACTTGTCGGGTTGATACAACAAAAAGAGTGTACCGCTTTACCCTTTGTTCAATGCCTATCAGTGAAAGCACGGATGCACCATTACAATACACCCAAGGGAAGCGATACACGTATATCGTAATCCGTTAAGAAGCGAGCATAAAAAACGCCCTACCTTTTTGTGGCAGAGCTTCTAACCTCACCACTGATATTTTATTGAACGCCGCAAAATTAAAAAGAAATCTGCGAACTACCAACTTTTTCTCCAACTATTTTTGGTTTTAATAGAAATAAATCGGAATTAATAGAGTTTAATAGCTTTCTTGCTAAGAATCAGCGACTTATTTCTTTACCTTGATAAACTTATTATACTTATAGAAGGGAGCAGCAGCCGAGACCGCCGCCCCCAAGAGATACAACATATATATTAAGATAAAATGAGAATCATTCTATCCTTCAAGGTATCTTGATAACGCATACGCAAAAATCTCTTTTTCCCAAAAGCGCATATCCTTAATACATTCTTCAATGGTAATTTGGGATAATTTCAATCCTCTGTGCTTAGCACGAATATGTGCATAGTGTATCAGCCTACGCATATCTTCTCTATCCATACCTATAACTAATTACCAAATTGTTTGTTGTTGTTTCCGTTCTTTAACCCGTTTCTTTGCAATATCAAAGAATTTTTTATTCTTCTCAAAGCAAATGAAATGTCTGTTAGTATTAATGCACGCTATCGCAAGCGTACCAGAGCCACAGAACGCATCCAAGACCACATCACCCTCATTACTGCTCAGTTCAACGAACTCTTGCATAATTGAGACAGGTTTTTCTGTTGGATGATTCTTACTTTTCCCGTTAATCGGTTTTTCTTTCTTTACCCGATTATAATACAAGTTATTATTTAACCGATTAAGAGCAGTACCGTAATCATACACTCTTACTATGTACTCCAGGTTCTGCGAAAAACGATTTTTGTTAATGATAGATAACGGCTTCTCCCAGACGAGTATTGTAAACATCAGGCTATTCTTATTTGCCCAGTTACAATAATACGGTACCTGTTCTTCCGAACAGAACATATAAGCATTCATTATCTTCATTTTCGGCTTTAATGCATCAAGGAACTTATCTATTTCTTCTTCGCCGAAACAACTCATCCCTCCCATCATATCACCACCATATTTATAAAGCTCCGATTTTCCAAAGGAACTTTTCTGATTCCATTCACTCCCATCATACGTAGGACTAAGTGGCGATTTATTGTGGAGATATGGTGCATCCGTAACACATAAATCTATGCTTTTATCAGGAATATCACGCATAAGGTTAATGCAATCTCCGAAGTAAATATTATCTAACTCCATACCCTACGCTCCTTTCTTGAATTTCTTAGTACCTTCTTTAGGCTCGCAGAAGCCATCCTCCTCTCTCAAATTATAGAGAGCTTGCGTTTCCTCAGACATGCTATAGAAAGCCGAGAAACGAGCCTTCTTTGCGTTGATAGGGTCATAGAGACAGACCATACGGCGATAACCTTCTTATCCTTAACGATATTATCACGGAATTTCTCTGCTTCATCGTGCATGATGTCGTACAGACAATTATCCGCTTGCGTGAATGCCATTTTAGCCCGATAATTTTCGTAGCTTGGAGCAATATCAACTCCATACTCCCTTTCGGTAATCTCCATAACGTGTATATGGGTATCATTAATCTGCTGTACAAGGTTCTGAATCATAATGACATACGAGCAGAGATAAGGGTTATACTTGCATTTCAGATTGCGAAGCTTATCTTCAATCATCTTTCGTAACTTCTCAACCTTATCCTTAATCAAATCCCACAGAAAAGTAGAATACTCATTATAGTAGTCTTCATCCATATTTCGCTCATACAACTTCATCGTATCACGAATAGAAGTTTGGCATTCTGTAAAGTGCTTTTTAAGATTGAACTTAAACACTTTCTTCTTATCAAAGACCTCCTTAGAAATAAGAAGGAAGTTGTCTGCCAAGATAAACTCCATGTAGCAACTCTGACAGAGAGTAGAATAAGCGTAATCAAGGGCTTTCTGTATCTGCTCATTATCAATGCCACTCGGTACATAGATAGTGGCTTTCCAACCCATAACGTCCGTTTCTACATATCTTCCCGTATCAATCTTACAATCATTATGATTGCCTAATAAAATAGTTGCTTCCATACTTTACTTCTCCTTATTATTATTACCTTGCACAAGACATCCGAAAGTAACCCCAACAGATATGATAATCAATACAAATAGAACCAAATTCATACCTTATCCCTCCTTTTCTTTTAAGAACCGCACAAGGCAGTTATAATTCTGACTAAGGCTATTGAGAATCTTAATTTGCTCACTAAATGACAAATGCTCGAATAGCACAACTTTATCATCCTTATCCTTTATGGTCATACCGCAAAGGTTACCACCGATTTCAAGTATAACTTTTAGATTAATATCTTTTTTATCCATAACAAAGCTATTTTTTTAATTTCCGATAATGATAATATTTTTTGTGTTCATAGCGCACGGTAGAGTACTTTTGAAGATTTTTCTCATATTCCTCACGAGGATAAGAGAATGCGCCTTCAGAAAGAGCTATACGCTCAAAATCGGCATACTTCTTGTTATATCCAAGAAGCTCAACCAAATCCTTCGGATAACACCATGCAATCTGTAGTTTTTGCGGCTCGTTTTTTTCTGGCGAAAACCTTATTGAACCTATATCTTGGTAACGTTTTGCATCAGGCATTCTCATATCCTCAATATAAGGTTGTAACTCACCACTTCTTACGTCTCTGAAAAAGACAAAGATAGCATTACTACCACAAGGCTCTGTAACAGGGTGGAGTATCTTGTCAATACGTTCTTTCTGTTCTTTCTGACTTTGTTTATAGCCTTTCTTGTACCCTCGAATAAAAGCCTCCGAACATACTTCAAGCAAACCATCTGGGCAAACACGATGATTGCATTGCCTACAATGACGTTCATTGCCGTTAGCTATTTTAGCTTTATCTTCTAAGCTTAATCTCTTTCCCATTTTATTACAGATTAATTATTGATATTCCGTTATACAATAGCACCCAACCCGTTATGAGTAAGATGAATAAGAATATAGTAATCAAGATTTTTTCTTGTATGGTTACCACACCTTCTAATTTTCCGTTCATTGCGCCAACAGCAACAACGCTGCTCAATGCGATGACGGATGCGCCTATGATGATTAAAATCGCTCCTATTCCCATTTTTTTACCTCCCATGTTTCTGTAATATCCATCTGCTCACGATATTCTTTTACCGCATTGGTAAAATAAGGAGAGATATTCAAATCCTTAACAAAAGAGGTGATGGTTTCCGTCTGATGATAGTTATCACCTTGTACCCATCCATCATCCTCTTTAACGAAGCAGAAAACAGCAAAACAAGATTTCTGTTCACCCGTTTCATTATCCAGTATCTGTTGCCTTCTCGCACAGAACTTCATTGTTCGTTCGTTATTGAATAGCTCGTAGCCATCACCCGTGCGTTGTGCAAAGGGCACTTCGCCCTTTGCTTCTATGATAAACTTCTTTTCTTTAATCTCTTCCATAATCATTATGTATTAGATATTTCTGAATAACTTTCATTTTTTCCGTAAACAACTCTTACGTTAAGAAGATTGTTAAGTGTGAAACCCATTCTCCAACTAAACCAAAGATAACCAATCTTCTCAGCAATCCTTATTGCGGTATCAGCATACTTCTTTGCATCACCCTTAAAAGGTTCTGAGCCATGATAGGAGAAGCCATTATCAAAGACTAGTTTGAATACCTTATTCTTAGGTAGCTGATACTTACAGAAATCATCATAAGGAAGAATATTTCCATCTACCTCAAAGCAAATCTGCTTATAATCAAGGAAGGAAACAAACCCTTTATCATTGATAGTAAGATTGCTTCTTTTAAAGATAGCTAAAGCATCTTCCTCTTCCTTTTTATTAAGAATGCGATAATTAGTAAAAATTATCTCACACCCGATTTTCTGCGGAACAAAATCAACGATAGCAATAAGTGGGCTAAAATTGCAATATGAGCCAGATTTTGCCATTCCTTGCTTCTTCAAGAATTGTTCACTATCATACTTATC